ATCGAGTGGATAGTTGTTCCAGGTAAAGCAAAATCGACGCGATCTGTCACTCATTGCAAAATGCAAAGTGAACATCCAATCTTTTCATGCGTGGGGGGGAGGCTCTAGTGGAGGTGGGGCCGGAGCGTAGCGGAGCCCCCCGACTCTCCCGAGCGACCCCCCACACGAGCGCAGCGAGTTTCTATTTTAGAAGAAATGCACACATTCACATTGAATGTGTGTGTGGACCAACACTCGTGGTAACCACCCATGAGTGATGGTCCACACAGAAGGGTTTAGCTCTAGTATTACCTAAACCCTTCTGTGTTGTGCAACAACACATTTGAGGTTGAAAACCTCTCATTTATTCTCATTTCACAATTTGCTCCCCACTGCAAACATGGCTTACGGTCGTTATTCGCGCCGTTCTTATCGTCCTCGGCGTTATGGTCGCTCCCGCAGCCGCGGAAAGGCGTACCTTCAACTCCGAGGATCTCAACCCCCGCGAGTCGTGTACGCTCGACCTCGACGTGCAGTGCGCGTGCGCTCTGTGCGTCAGTCACCCGTGAATGACCGGAAAATTTCCGGTACTGGTCACGGCGATAAGTACATCATGGCGCAGGCAGATCCATTCGACGAGGAAGTTGACGGAGTCAAAATTCCTGATGCGAATGCTCAGCCCAGTGTTCCGTTGAAGGCGGAAGACACTGTTGACTTCGTTCTCGGTGCAACCGAGACTTGTCACGCCCGGGCTTTCAACCCGACATGCGCGGCATCGTCGGTTATGATTGTCACATTTAACACCAACCCAACTAGTTGGAGTTGGCCTGCGAATTTCGGCAACATTACTGATTCTGCGAAGCTGACTCAGTTGCGTTCCGATTTCGAAATGTTCCGACCCGTAGCACATGCAATCCGCATCACGTCAGGACTTGCTCCTACAGCTGCAACCGGGTTTGTCCACGTGTGCGTTTTTTCTCAAGCTCTTTACAACCAATCGACATGGGCTTACCCAACGTCCATTGCATTAATGCAAAACGTTCCGGGTTATAAGCGCATTCCTATTGGTCGTTTGACGGCCGAAGGCTTGACGGTTGTTAACCGTTGTCTTGATGCTACAAGTCAGCGTTATGTGGATACGGATTCACCCGTATACGCGAATGCTGGCACAATGGAATTCCAATCTGGTCTCCAGTGGGGTTCCATTATAGTAGCTGTCACCGGAGCCGGCAACTCCACCACTCCAATCACGATTGAGTCTATTCAGCATCACGAATGCATTCCACGAGCTACAGCTATTAGCTCCAGCACAGCAGCAGCCAAGTACAACGTTGCTGCACTAGCTGCTGCTACAAATGGTATGTCCAAGACCAGTCCAAGTGCGTTAGATTCCGAAAAGAAAGCCCGTAAGGCTACTCTTGTCGGCCATGCTTTAAACGTTCTCCAAGGTGTCGGCGGCGCAGGTAAGCTCCCACGTCTTGGACCGAAAGGTCGTTTTAAAGTCGGCAATATGCCGAAGACCGTCACTCGTGAAGGTTACATCGCTAACCGCGCAGGTGGCATTCGAAATAACGTTACTCAAGGTATGTGATTATTGTAGCTAGAGCTGCCCCTCATCCGATAGCAAAAGCTGCCGGATTGGGCCTTGGTGGATTAAGTGCGATTGCTAAAAGATTTCTCAGCTAGTTCCAAAGACAACGTCGGCATCGAAGGTGAAGACTGGGGAATGGTCTGAGCCTGTATGGGAAGTCGACACAAATTTCGATTACGATCGAAATACAGATTTTGATTACGATCCTCGTCAATCTACACAAAAATCTGGTGGATACAATTGGGCTGGTGGTTACATCGACCCCAGTCCAACATTACGTGGGTATGTCGACCACCCTACAATGTCTCCATGGAAAAGCCAACAAATGCAGAAACGGTTCCAACGCAAGGCGTTGGATTGGAAGAATCGTCAGAGAAACCAGTTCGAAGACGAAGATGACAGTTTTGATTTGTAATATAGTCGGATATTTGTTCACTTTTAGCTACATCAAATTCCTGTTTTGCTATGATCCTCCTTAAAGTTCCTCCATCTCCTCATCCGCCGTGAGGTCGATGACTTCCGGACCTCGGATCGCCTCGTAGTAGTCCTCGCGGTAGTTCGCCGCCAGAGTCGGGTTCTCCCGTAGCATCTCCAAGACAAGACGCGAAAGGCTGAGCGTGATGTTGTCCGCCTGCTGGAGTTGGAGCTGTGTCTCCTCGAGTTCGTGATGGATCTCTGCCACTTGGTTGAACAGAGACTCGCAGCGTCGCTCGAGTTGAACGTTGAGGAAGACTGCATCGTGGTACTGCGACCGACACTCACTGTACATCTGAGCCCAGTGGCTGATCAGGACTTCGGTCACCGGATGACCTTCTTCGACTTGGGTCGCCTGCGTCGCCACCGACCGAGTTGCTTCCGTATTGGACATCGCGTGCTTGACTTGTTCTTGTACTGGTAAATTGCAGAATGAGCGGTTTATATGGTAATGAACCATGCATATCAATTATGCGGTATAGGAGAACGCCCCGGGCGGAGCTCACGTAACTATAGCCCGAGAAGGAGCACGAAGTATGAAGTAAGCGGGACGAGAGAGCACGTGGAGTGAGGCGTGATACTATACCGAATTATTATATGAATGTTCATTACCATATAAACCGCTCATTCTGCAATTTACCAGTACAAGAACAAGTCAACCACCGATGTCCTAAGGAAACAACCTGTCTGGCCCCAGGCACAACAAGCGGTTGAAGTCATCCGGACTCGCGAAGTCGGCCCAGCTCTGGGACTCAAACGTTAGAGTGTCGTCGGGCACGATACCATCCAGCAGTCCCTCAATGTCACCGTCCACGGTGGTGTCCTGTTCCTCCATTGCAGCATCATCACAACTTGGTGGTTCACCCACAACCTCCAGTGTCGCCAAATACTCGTCCGCCTTCGTAGTCGCTACTTGAGCGCCCCAGGGAAACTCGATCTTGGTGAATCTCCGCTCGACTGGTTCACGATCCCGAGAGTCTGGGAAGCAGTCCTCCAATCGGTAGTTGGAGATGACGATGATCTTTTTCGGACGGATCTTCTGCAAAACACCGCCTTTGATCTGTGCTGAAAACGGATACCTATCCGCCCATATTTTCAGAGCTGAAGCTGTCACTTCGTTCTTCGGTGACCACTCCTCGATGATCACCACATCTTCGTCTGCGTAACCGTCCCACCATTTGTTGAGCATTTTCTGGTAGCATATAGCACCGTACTTTTCCCACGCAAGCTTCGACTTGCCAGTGCCAGTAGCCCCGTACCACCACTCGTTCTTGATATCTCCGTCGATCACATTGAGCTGTGGCTTGCGCAGCGACATAATCTTTTGGAACGTGTTCACCCAAACCTTGGGGTACTCGGTCTTGATCCAAGTCCAATCACCTTCTTCAGCCTTGCGAAGAATGAGCGACCAGGCTTCCTTTCCTGCCTTTCCTTTTTCTTGAGGCAAAGTGCCGATCTCCACGAAGTCGGCATCTTTCGTACAGTACTCCCTGTTCTGCGCACCCGTGCCCCTGGCGCGTTCGAGGTGCACAAAGGGCAGTTGAGACTTGAGTGCACGAAACGTCGTTGCATCCTTGAGGTGTAGATATCCCTGGAGGTGCGGTGTACCGGACTCTCCCACCTCTCGTCCAAAGACGAGGTAGACACCGTGCTTGCGGTTGAAGAATCCTCGTAGTTGTTCTTCGGCATCGAGTGGATAGTTGTTCCAGGTAAAGCAAAATCGACGCGATCTGTCACTCATTGCAAAATGCAAAGTGAACATCCAATCTTTTCATGCGTGGGGGGGAGGCTCTAGTGGAGGTGGGGCC